GCCACAAACCCATACCCATACCAGGCAAGTTCTCTGGCTTCGATTTTTTCTTAGCCAACACCAAGCAAGGCTATGAGGTCAAGCAGGATTGGAAAGCTCATTACACAGGCAACGTGGTGGTTGAAATTGAGATGTTTGGGAAACCATCCGGCTTGATGGCAACAAAAGCAGATTGGTGGATCTTCGATATTAAAACAGAGTTTATTTTTATAACACCGGGAAAGATAAAGGATTTAATTGTGGAGCAAAATCCAGCCCTGCAAACATTCACAGGCAAAGGCGATACACAACCAAAAAAAGCTTATTTAATACCTGTTTATAAGCTTAAAAAATACGCTAAAACAACAACTAAACATTAAACAAACTACATACAAATACATGAAAATACTAATGAAAAAAGTTATATTTACATCCATTTTTATTACCGCAATCTTAACTTGGTTTTGGATGATATTTGCATTTCTAATTGCATTGATTGGAAGATAAAATGAGTACAGAAAAATTAGATTTACGGGTCAAGATAAACAAAGAAACACAAGAACTGTTAGATGCCTGGTGTGAGCATTCAAGTCTAACTAAAGGACAGGTTATTACTGACCTGATTTGGGGCAACATTCCATCTCGCCTCACGTGCGCGCAGGTATTTCTTACGAAATACCATAATAATATTATACATAGCACGCCAAACAAGGAAGAGGTCAAAACCAAGAAGAAAGGGATGAGTTGTATACCTAATGATTTCTCACCTGACAAATCAATAGCAGAAGATGCAGGCATTGATTATGATGGTGCTTTAGAAGCATTCATAGATTGGGCAAAAGCAGGAGGTAAGAAAAAAAAAGATTGGAGTTGTACTTTTCGCATTGCCTGCAAATCATGGTTAAAACAAACATACCCACATTTACGCAGAATAACCTCAAGCCAAACCACGAAAGGCTTGCGATTTGATTGACTATGATCTAGCCGAACAAGCAGTTTTGTCTGCTATGTTGCATGATGAAAGTGGACTTGCAACTGCACAGGCAGGTGAAGCATTAACCAAGAATGATTTCTCAACCATGGATCGTGGAACGATCTTTGAAACATGCCTTGATTTATCACCAGCAAATGAAGTTGATGTTATTATTGCCAAGCCACACCTCAAGGATGAGGTAATTCACATCAGTGAGAAATATGGTGGTGGAAATATTCTAAGATACATTGAATATTTAATTGAATACAGAAACACACGAGCAGTTCAGCTTGCATTGTATCAAGCGACTGATGATCTCAAAGCAAGTAAACCAGCAGAAGAGATTAGCCAAACATTTGTTAATACCATTGCAAAATCACTTTCTCAACGCAAAGGTGTGGTTGCATGTGGAGCTGCAAGCAAGCAAGCATATGCCGAGTTTCTCGAAATCGATGCAGGTGGTACACAGGCAATCCCAACAGGCTTGGAAAAGTTAGATAATATTCTTGGTGGTGGATTCAAAAAGGGTAGCATGTATGTGCTTGCAGCTAGACCAGGAGTGGGCAAGTCTGCATTAGCCATACAAATGACCTATGAATGTGCCAAGCGTGGGTTACGGGCAAGCTATGCAAGCTTGGAGATGACTGCAAGTGAATGTGCCGGAAGATTACTTTCCAATGTGAGTAATGTGCGCAAGCCAACAGGTAAGGGCTTACTTAATCTCGGACATAAGCAAAAGTTAGAGAAACAAGTGCAAACCATGAAAGCTTGGCCAATCACATTCAAAGATGACAACCAAGCAACCATGCAAAGTATTGAAGCATTCATTGCCAAGCAAAGAATTGAAGGTGAGCTTGGTTTAATCGTTGTCGATTACTTGCAACTGTTAAGCGTGCCAGGCGTTGAGAGCAGAGTACAGGAAATTTCGCATGTTTCTCGAACCTTGAAAAAAATTGCTATGGAGTATGATACTTCAGTGCTAGCCTTGAGTCAGTTAAATCGTGCCTTAGAATCTCAAAATCGCAATCCCATGCTATCAGACTTGCGTGAGTCTGGAAGTATAGAACAGGATGCAGATTGCGTGCTTCTCCTGCATCGTGAAACAGAAGTAGATCCAATCAGTGATGATATCATTTGCAATGTTGCAAAGAATAGGAATGGTGAGTTGCGTGCAACCAAGCTTACTTTCACCAAGCCTACCGGGCGTTTCTCAACCCGTGTAGAACCAAGATTACATGATAAGAAACCATTTTGAGACTACAAGTGACTTACATTGTCACTCATAGTATGCCATTGCGTTACGGTCATGGGGTCTAGAAATCGCTTTAAAGGAAAAAGAAGGGTAACATACCCATGTGGGTGTTAAAACGCTTTTAAGGGGCTATATGACCTAAAGTTTAAGTTTCTCCTTGTTTCTTGTTAAATTTCCTCTGCCACCATGCAAGCACTTTCGTGCCAAACTTGAGCGCCAGGAATATAGTCATGCCCATGGCGAGCTTGGGGAGCAGATCATTGTTGTCTTGTTTGCTCATGCGATTGCCTTTCTTACTTGCACTGCATCTACAAACCAATCATCTACGCCACCATCAAGGTTGACCCCTCTTTCAGTTGCAGGTTCTCCATGCGTATAATCGCATTCTCCTTTTAATGTCTTAATGTAATACCTTGATACAAATTGCCCTTTGATTTCTTCATTGGGTGCAATTAAATCATGCTCATGCCTGAGATCCCAAAATTCTACCAAGGGATCATCTCCATCATATACCAAGCAAAAGTTTCTACCATACTTCTCACCCTTGTTTACAATGCGAGATGCAAAGGGAACGCCATTCTCGTTTTCTCCTATTAGTGTTAGTTTGTTCATGCGCTTTCTCCTTCCACTCTGTCCAGGATTGCTTGCAAGTTATCTCTTTCGAGATCCGCACCACTATGGCCTTCCATGATTAAAGTACTAAGCAATTTCTCAAACAGCTTGCATTGCTCTAAAAGCTCAGGCGCTGCTGCAATTAACCGTGCATCTTCATCACTTGAACCTATGAATTGTGCAATGACTAGATTTGTATCTTTCTCTTGCAAGTTAAGGTAATCTCTTTCTTGCACCAATTCCCATGGCCCAGGTGTGTGTGTTTCTTTCTCGTTCATAATGTTTCCTCCTTTGTTTCCTTATCAAGTTGTGTAATTAATGCGTGCGTATCTCGTTTCTCTTTCAAGAAATACTCAATTCGTTCTGCATCATCATTAAAACGTGCTTCTCTCAACTCCTCCTCAATATTTTCAAGTGTAGAGTTTGCTTGTTTCCATAGATCAATATTTTGTGATGTTTTGCTCATAATTATTCGCTCTCCTTTAAGTGATCAATACATTCGGAAACTCTCTCATCTTCATCTCCAATCATAAAGAAAGTATAATCTCCAATTTTAGTTATTGAATCTGCGTCAATGTATTCAAAGCCACCGTAATACATCATGCTATTTAAATCATTGTGATGAACTGCAATATATCCTTCGCAAGTATCAATAATTAATCTTTCTCCATAACAAGCTCGCTTGTCTAATCCCAATTCCTCAGCATCTACTTTCTTTGTTTCTTTGAATAATTGATCCAGAATTTTATCAATTGCAGATGATGCATCTTGAAGGTCAGTAATATTTTCTAAGTTTATAGTATCCATTTTTATAGTGTGGTTGTTAGTTGTAATTGTAATTGTTTTGCTTGTTTCTCCTTGCGCGCTGCATGCATGCATGCCCTCGTTTCACGAGGCCTTGCCACATGCCCAGCACGCTCCCTTTGCTCTCGTTGTTTCTTTCCTTTCTCGCCAATCTCAAGCAAGCGAGACACGGCGATTGGAAAGAGATGTGTTGCGTGTTTCATAACTCTCTTTTGTACTTTTCTAAATGAATTAACACATCACGCAGTAACTCATCATTGTCATTCTCGTTGAGATGCACATGGAGCAATTCAATCAATGTATTTATTATTAAATCTATTGCGTGTTTCATGCTAACAATTCCTTTAGTTTCTCTTCCACTTGCAGTTGCATACCAACTTCATCCCAATCACTGAAATTGGATTGATCAAATTGTATATCTTCTATTCCAATTTCTTGCATATCTTCAGTGATAAAAGACTCAATATTTACTCTTTCAATTCCTTCAATGTCTCGAAATGATAAACTAATCTTACTTTTATCGTGCTGATTATTGTACATGTTTGCAGAATAACCATGTGCAGTTCCGGTTATTAAAACGTTTCTCGAATTAATTTTGATTGGCAAATCCTTGAAATTGAATTTCCAGGTAGGTATAAATTCTATATCTATGTTCATGCTAGTTTCTCCTTTGCTTTCATATTATCAATGCCACGTGCAATTGTAGTTTCATTTACATCGCTTTCTGTGATGGTTTGACCGCAAAACTCATGCGTTGCCACGTAAGTAGTTTTAACTAAGTCACCATTGTTGTTATATGTTTTATGTATGTCTATAATGGTGCATACATATGTATTCTTTCTTATTGGCATGTATTGCGTGCCAATTGAGTATTTTCCTATGCAAAATGTATTCATGCTAGTTTCTCCTTTTTGCTTTAAGTGTAATTGGTTTAAGACCGCCCTTAACTAAAACGTGGTTTATTTCTTCAAGTGTAAAACCGTCATTTAAAAGTGACTTGTAACTTGTCCCATATATAAATATTTCATCATACAAACCTTTCATTTCTCTTTCTTGTGATCTTGTTAAAGATTCCATAATTAGTTTCCTCTCTTTGTAATTAGTAAGTTGATTGCGATCCAAGCGCCCATTATGGCGTATGGTGCGAGTATGATTATGCTAATTTCGTAGTGTGACATTGTATTGAAATTTAGTTGTTTGTAGTTTATGCTTCACAAGTTTCTTCAGTCTCAACATGCTCTTTTAGTTCATCCCAATTAATGGCTTGTAAATCGAGCATATCGGAAAGAATTTTATCACATATATTTTCGCTATTTGCTAAATCACTAGAACGTTCTTCTAGCTCGTCTTTGATCCAATCAAGATCACTTGTTGTGTGTGGTTCATACCATAGGTTAATTAACCATGTAGCACGATTAGTCCATCCATTGTATTTTGTATCTTTCATAGTATTTTTTTAAGTTAGTAATTACAAGCAATCGCGCTTGCATGGAATACACCAAAACACATTAATTGTATCTTGTCAACTACAAATGTATTTTTTATTAGCCTAATGTATTTACAACACGCAAATCATGTAAATTTATGTACCAGGCAAACCAAGCCGGATGTGACGTCATTACGTCATGATTGCAATACGTCAAGATGTAAAGATGTAAAGATGTAATCCATTTCTACTCCATGACCATTTTCTAAATTACACGTGTAAAGTTCAGTATAAATTACAAATTTAAGACCGCAATAAATATCCACTCGATTACAATCAAAATTAAACAAAAACTTGCAAGCTCAGTGTTTAAAGGGGTTAGCAAGAGACTATAAATCTCCTGGACCACGCTTTTATCAATGCTTTACACCTGTAAATCAAGCAAGCAACGCAAGCACCGGGGAGGGGGGGGTTGCCAACTTGCTTGCAGTATTTCTATATTATCTTCACCCCCCCCGTAACTTTTTTTGCACTAATGTCCCCAGAATGGGGAGCGTGGTGCGCATGGTTACGATAGGGTGTATGCCCTCAAGTTTGACGCTTCCATACCCCCACGCCCCCCACACAACATGTCCTTGAGGGTATGTGTTTGTAGTCTGAAAGAGGAAGGTGCTTGGCTTTTATGTGGTTACCAAGCAGGCGATGCTATTAACCAGGGAAAAAAATAGAAACCCCGCCACAATACCTGCACGCAACAAGAAAGATTATTTTTTCAAAGGCTTATATATTCGATACCCTGCATGAATGATAACTTCTTTGCATAGTTCCTTAAATTCTTGATCGGTCATCATACCTTTTGCCTGGTTTGCTTCCGGGCATAAGATTTGCAGATTTGCCATTGTATTTTCTCCACCCCTTGCGAGTGGATGAATATGATCATACTCATAAGTTTGAGGTTCATTAAACTTGAGAGGTCTGCCTGTAAGGGCGCATTGAAATTGGTCACCAAATTTTTTATATACATCCTCGTAATTAAAAGTCATTTTTCGTTGAAAGGTTGAAGCTTTAGTGGAGATTGCTTTGGTAATTTGTTTGGGTGATGGATTGGTTATCCATGGTTCTGGTTTTAATATTTTAGTTTTTGAATTTTTAAAGGTATATATTTTATTTCTTATAAGTCTTAAATGCTTTGGATATTTACTATTTTTTTCCTTGCAGATCTCTCTGGTTTTTTTTCGCAGGGCATAAGAGACAGTAGATTTTGCGCATTTGAGTTTCTTTGCAATTTCGTTAAAGCATAGACCTTTTTTGCGCAGGGCAATGATTTGTTTATTTAGAGGGGTCATGTGGAGTGATATCCACGACTTTATCCTTGGATGCTTCCTTGGGTTGTTTTTTAACTTCTTTGGTTGCTCCCTTGAGAATGGAGCGTACCTGGTCAGGAGACATATCGGATGCACCTAGGGTTACATTGGCAGATGCGGTTATATTTGATGGTCTCCCTGAGACTGTAAGGAACTTATCCATGAGGACTGCGACTGCATACGCTAGGTTCTGTGGAGGTATTTCGTCTAGTTTGTTATGTAGTGTATTGAGCGAGTCTGCCACCATTTCAGAGAGTTTAGAATTTACTTTGTTGAGAAACTCCTGCTCAGTCATGTCTAATCGATAGCGTAGGAAGTTACCAACAGAATTACGTAGTTCTGGATCTTTTTTCATAAGGATTTCTGTTTCCTTTTTTCCGTTTGATTGTTTGGCTGCAATCTTGGCAGCAGATTTAATTATATCATTCTTGGTCATATCATCACAGAATCCACGTACAGTACCAGGTTTTCTGGATTTTCTTTTATGCAAGTAACCCATTGTCTTAATTTTTTTAAAAATAATACTTGATTTGTCAAGATTAATACTACATAAGGCTACAAATGGATGTTGAGCGTGGGAAAGAGATACTTAAAACTGCGTGTATGAATTACACTGAGTTTAGTAAGTTGGTTGGTGTAAAGCCAATTACAGTCAGGCTTGCATTCAGTGGTAAACGACTCAGCAAGAAAATGGTTGCATTACTTGAGCAAATGGAAAGTGAGATCATTTGTAAGCAGGAAGATGAAGAGATTACTGAATTAATTGCGAGTGTAACGGAAGTACCCAAGCTGGATGATGTACGTAGTGCAAAGGTATATTTATTACCCAAGAATCCATACCTACGCTTTATTGAGTTTAGTGATGGCAGTCATGGAAAGTTTCGTGCCAAACCGGGTACATTTGGCTTGGGTAGCGTGGTTAAGGTTAAGCGTGAGTCTGGAGATATGTACACCTTGGAAGGCAATTATGACAGGAAGGGAAGATTGATATGATAGATGATGATGAGATTGATTATGACATACGAGGAGACATGCCAGACGAGGAGGAAGAAGAGAGTTTGGATGAGCTTCAACGCATAGAATGGGAACGTATCAAGAGAAGGTAATGTGGATAATACCCAAAACATTATCAGCTTTTGTACCGGATACGGAGGGCTTGAATTGGGAATCAGAAGAGCAGGCGTGGATGTGCGAACAATCGTTAATGTGGAGATCGAAGCATTCTGCTGCGCCAACTTGGTTGCGAAGACTGAAGAAGGGAGGATGGATAACGCACCTATCTGGACGGATC